CCGTCATTTCGGCTTGAGCCCCTGATAGTAAGATAAGATTAAAAACTTTCTACTGTTAGGGGTTTGCTTTTATAGAATATCAAAAGACTAACATTCCATTTTACCAAAATCCCGACTTTGAGAGTATGCAACAACTATCTCTTGAAATTTGAGGCCAACTTTTTCTTTGAGTTCTTTAATCCAAAGACTATCACCAACGCCATAAGGAGATATATAAGCAGCATTTTTTAATGTGTGGTGTACAAAGACACAAGGGAAACCAATTTGTCCAATTTTTATATCAACTGATTTAGGAACGATAATATTACCCCTTTGAAGTTGAACCAAAACCACTGGAGCATCTAAAATAACCTTTTGCAAAACATCGGGGGTTAACACTTCGCTATCATCTAAGATGAATGTCCACCCATCGGTAACATGCTCAAAAAGTTGCGGGATATATGCGTCATAAAAAAAGGGCAAACTACGGTCAGCACTTACAAAATAAGTTTCTAAGCCTTTTGGGATGTAGTCGAGCGCAGCGAGATTGTCGTAACCTATGAGAATGCGAATGTTTGGATACGACTGTGAGGTTATAGATTTTAAGCAACGACGAAAAGCGTTCGGGCGTGCGCTCGTTCTGATGAGAATGTTAATTAAGGGATATTCCATTACGACAAACATAAAAAAAAATAAAATGTAAAATAAATTTGCATGTTACGGATAAATGCGTATCTTTGAATATCAAAACAAACGAAATCATGCAAACCACAACATCAGCCCAACGTCAAGGAATGACAGAAGAAGCATTTAATTCAGGGATATTAGCAATAGTTAAATCACAAGGTAGAACTGCTGCAGAATGTGGGAAGTCAATATTTGATTGCCCGTATGGTGCAGGTAGCGAAAAATCTGAAGCTTGGATGGATGCTTATATGGAGGCTGAAAAGAAAACAAGATAATGGCAAACAAGTATTCAAAAACCCCTTGCAATATCAAAATGAGTTTAATGGCTCGTGGTGTTAAAATAGAAAAGATTTGCACCAACCTTTGGGATGTTCACACTTTTGAAAGGGATATGCCAACTAAACATAAATTACAGTTTTCGGGTAAGCCTTACATTATTGGTAAAACTTATTTGGATGCGATTGAAAGAACTGGAGGTAATTAAAATGAAAATATTTAACCAAACTGAACGCCTCGCAAATGAGCAAAGGCATACAAGAAAACCAATATTATTTTGGCAAGCCAAACAAAAACGGGAAAGTAATAGACGAAAACAATTCATTGCCTTTATTGCGCCATAAATACGGTGTAGGGGCTACTTATCATTCAGTAAGATAAACATGGAAAAAGAACTTCAAAAAATAAAAGACCTGTTAAAAAAAAGGTTTAACCAAATTCGAAGGAAGCGATTTCGACGGGTTTATTAAAAACTGGATGCCATTAGGCAACCAAGATTATCAGCAAGAATATTTCTTAATGGAATTGAGAACTATTATGTATGAATTACTTTCACTAAGCCTAATAAAATGATAAACAAAACATACCATAACGAGCGAGGTATTGATGTTTTGGTACACTTCGACGACTTGGAATATCAAAGGCTTGATTCCGTTGGCCATTCAAGCTTTTACGAATGCCGAGGGTATGATGTAAACGGTGGTGAGTATAGTGGAGTGGTTGAAAAATGTTGTGGTGAATATTTGGAGATCACCAATATTGAAGAACTTTAAAAATAAAAATATTATGAAAGCAGGAAGCTTAGTTGAGTGTGTCGATACGAACTTTGGCATACAGCGTACGCACAATGAACCACAAGGAATGATATTCCCGAACAAAGGTGTTATTTACACTGTAAGGCATATATTTCATTTGCGAGACGGTCGTTCTGGATTGACAGTTAACGAGATTGATAATTCAAGGTTAAAACGGTTCACTCCATCTAAATTAGAACCAGCTTTTAATGCAAAGAACTTTCGTGAATTGCAACCACCAATAGCCAATATAGAAGAACACATAAACGAAAATACATTAGAACCAGTTTTAAAATGACTCGCAAACCATTTCATCAACGAGACTACGATAGAGGCGATGCCCGTATCAAAGCAGCAGTTGTTAACGCATGGGTGATTTGGAATATTCCAACACCAATAATAAATATTCATGATTTCCCATGTTTTAATATGCCTGATATTTTCGATGATCACGAAGTATACGGGTTTAATTGCAATGGAGATATTGTAAGAAAATATTAAAAATCATGGAAAATTCACTTCAAATAATGCACGAACGCCGACCCGAATTATCAAAAGGTCAAAACAGTTTATTGCTATTAATATCTCATTGTACACTTAATAATCAACCACTATTATTTGACAATCTAATTCATATTTATTATAAAAACGTAAAAAAGATTGTTGAATATCCTGCCATCGAATTTGATAGACGAGGTCAAAAGAAGTTTGGACGTGGTGAATATGATATTATGGAATGTTATAATAATCAAAATTGTGTTTGGTTTACGAAAATAAAACCGCTGATAAAAAGTTGGTTTGTAAGTGCCATAGGATTGTTGGTTATAAAAGGTTGGTTGAGGGTTTTACCAGTTATTAATATAGATTAAATAATGGCACGAATTAAGCCACCCGAAGCAATACCGGGGATGAGTAAAAAGCTGGCAAGAAAGAAGTTTAATGAACAATGCGACCTTAAAATGGATTTGTGCCGACAATTGAGAAAATGCGAACGTGATATAATGAAATATTATTTAACAATGACTAAATAATGGCAACACTTGTAAAGATAGATCGTAAATCAATTAAGAGAAACCCACGGGCGCATTCAATGCAAACTCAAATTATGGGTGAATGGATGATGAGTTTTAAAACAGTTTGCACAAATGAAGATATTGAAAGGATTGAAAAACTGCAAACTGAAAGAGAAGTTGTGATTATGGGAATGGATTATCCTGATTGTAACGGACTAACGAAAGTTTATGGACTTATTGAAACCCCAGATTTTGACGTTACAAAATTACCGGGCAAATGGGATGTTGAAAGCAATCGGGACATCCAAGTTGTTCATCATTTACCCGAAAGCGAATGGTTTTATAAATACCAACCAACAAAAGTTCAATGCGAAAATTGCAAGCGGAATGTTTTAACAACCAACATTGAAACCGATTGCAACGATGATGGATGTTGGGATATTTGCCCATATTGTAACGGTGCAGACACTTTCGATTTTGAACTGGAAGATATTTACAAAGTTGTTAAAGAAATAAAAGCATGAAAAATTACACCGAAGAAGAAGTTGCAAGGTATTGTATTGAACAAGATGCTTATTTTACAGAGTACCCAGAGTTTGCAAAATTAACCACGCTATTGAACATCGAGGTGTACACATCACTTGAAGATGCCTACAATGATTTAGTAGCCCATATGCACGGTCAAAGTCCAATACTTTCAAGGTATAAGGGTGGCGAGTATATTCCAGTTGAGGAAACAACCTGTCCATCATGTTATGGAAGTGGTGAATGGGAGGCTGAATGTTGTAATGGTACAGGTGGCTGTTCATGTCGTGGTAGAGCGGTAAGCATGGGAAGATGTAATGTTTGTCATGGTAAAGGAACGGTTATCAAAGGCGAATACAACAGTAGTGCAAATTCTGACTATATAATGAATTCAGGAGCGTGTTTTTTAGGAAGTGGCCCAACAAGTGGTTATTGGTCAAAACAAAAAGCATTAGGATATTATAACAAATAGCGATGAAAGAATTTAAAGGAACTAAAGGCCATTGGAATATTTATCACGATGAAAAGAAAAACTTGATAAGTTTACATATAGGCGAATCGACCGATGAAATTGACTTAGGCAATAACACATATTTAGACCCTACAATTTGTGGAATATGGTATGATGATTTTGATAAAAGCATGGCAGATGCAAAATTGATGGCATCAGCCCCCGAATTACTTGAAACGTTGTTTGCATTTATGCGATTGCGCCCCCTAATTGGATGTGACAATGATATTATAGAAAGCGAACAGCACTTAATTGAAGCACAAGCGGTTAATGCTGTGTACGCAAAGGCTGAAAACATACTTAACAAGGCATTAGGACATTAAGAAATTGGCATCTCTGCCAATAATTGTGATAAGGTTTGCCGTTAAAGTCGGCGATTAGGTTTGAAAAGCAACACTCCAAAAAGTTGCGTTAAGGGGATAGGAAGCACGAGGCCGATTATCCCTTTATTTTTGCAATCTAATTTTTTGTAAATTTGGGGGTGCAGGAAATCGAAATTATTATAAAGAAGGAAAAGTTCCTTCCTGTTTACCACCATTTATTAGGAGACGAAATATTTGACATTGACCTGATGTGGGGAGGCCGTGACTCTGGCAAATCCCGCCATATAGCAATGCAATTAGTAGTTGAATGTTTACGGGCTGATTATTTTAAATGTATATTAATACGGCAAACATTAAATACGGTTGCAGATAGCCAATTTAGTTTAATAGAATCAGTTTGCGAGCAATGGGGAATTTCTCATTTATTTAAATTTACACGGTCAAGGTTAGAAATAATTTGCGTATTAAACGGTAATGGTTTTTATGGCAGGGGTTTAGATAAAGTAGCCCGTATAAAATCATTTAATAATCCGTCATGCGCCTGGATTGAGGAACTCGCAGAAATATCGGCAAGTGATTTTGTGGTTATATTAACATCCTTGCGTACTAACAAAGGTAGGGTGAAGACATGGGGATCATTCAATCCCGAATGTGACGTAAATTACACAGATTTTTGGTTATATCAAGATTGGTTTAGTCATACCGAAGAAAAAAGTTTCACATGGGTTAGAACCATATCAACTCCAAAAGGGGATGTTGATTTTAAAGTTAGGGCTACTCATGCAACTTACCGTGACAACCCATACGTTGACCCACAGCGTATGGCCTTATACGAAAGTTATAAAAGTTCAAAAAATAATGCCTACTGGTACCAAGTCTATACTTTAGGGAATTGGGGATATAGAAAGCCGGATGGACGTTTCTTTAAATGTTTTGACGATGGTGTTCACACACTTGATTTGCTTTCAATTCCGCAAATAAAAGAGGGCGATTGGACGTTGCACATAACAGCCGATAATAACGTTGCTCCGTATGTAGCAGTTCAGATTTGGATTGTTGATTTGAAAGGTAAGGCATTACTTCAAATAGGAGAATTGCCATGTATAGAACCGAATAATACAGCCGCAAAAGCGGGTAAACAAGTGGTTGATTATTTAGTAAGGAGAAATTATAATGACAAGGTATATATTTATGGTGACCCATCCGCAAATGCAAAAAGCACCACAGATGATAACGGATTATCATTCTTTGATAAGTTTATTGGAGTAATTAAAGACGCTGGCTATGAGTACGTGAATCGTGTTGGTAGAAGCGCACCGAGTATTTCCCAATCCGCGTCTTTCATCAACGAAATATTTGAGCACAATTATGAAAACTGGAAAATATACATTGATAAAAGTTGCGTAAAAAGCGTGGAGGATTACAATATGTGTGTTGAGGCCACAGATGGATCAATGATAAAAAAGCGAATAACAGTTAAGCAAACAGGAGCGACTTATGAACGATGGGGCCATTTTTCAGACTGTTTTAGGTACACGGCAACTACGATTTTAAGAGAAGAGTATACTAAATTCTTGCAACGTAGAAGTGGTGTTCCAAGACCGGGAGGCGTAGCAAAGGCATTAAGGGTAAAACCAAAATTAGGTTAAAAAACCCGCAATTTCTTACGGGCTTTTTATTATCTTTACCGTTGACAAAAACTTCAAGACAATGGCAAAGATAGAAAAAGAATTAACGCAAGAGTTAGTAAAATATTTATTTGATTATAAAGACGGAGTGCTCTATTGGAAAAACCCGCAAACTAATAAAAATAAAGTAGGTTCGATAGCGGGATACATAAATAAAAAAGAGTTTAGAAGCCGAGTAATGATAGGAATCGGCTATAAAAGATATATAGCGTCAAGATTAATTTTCCTATGGCATCATGGGTTTTTACCAAAGTGTGTTGACCATATAGATCGAAATACCCTCAACGACAGAATCGAAAATTTAAGAGGTGCTACCAAAAGAGAAAATAGTCGAAACAGAAATCCAAACATTGGTTCATATTCTCAATATTTAGGCGTAACATTTCATAAAAGAGATAAAAAATGGCAAGCTCAAATAGGATTGCCAGAAAGAAAAGGTTATATTGGAGTATTTGAGAAAGAATCTGACGCTGCTTTAGCATACAACAAAGAAGCAGTTAAATATTTTGGGGAATTTGCTAACTTAAATATTATTAAACCGTGACCGCAATTTTACAATTAAACCCCCTTATAAAAGTAAAAACACCGCTTGGCGATGGCTATGCGTATTTCATAATCGATTATACAATCGACATTAATTCAATATGGATTGTGCGTTTAGATAAAAATGGACAAGTAAAGCATATTGAATCAAACGATATTTTTATAGATTCAAATCCAATGCTTCATCAGCCACCATTAGAAAAATAAATTTCATAAATCATTCAAACAAAAACGCTTACATTTACATTTAAAAATTAAAAACACATTGCAATGGGAACAGTAATTAAAACATTAACAATCACGACCGATGATTCAGGATTGCAGGCATTGGTAGACCAAGCCAACGATTCAATCGGGCAACTAAATGATTTGGGTACGCAGGGAACTTCAATTGTAACTGCCTTGCAAGCAACCTTACAACAGATTGCTTCATTTAGTCCACAAGCCGATGTAACAATCGCAGATGCGACACCAATACCAGCACCTACTCCGGCACCAGATACCGACCCAAACGACACGGTGATTGCGATATCGTAATCATAGTTGAGGAAGTAGTTGAAAAAAAGAAAAAAAAGCGGTCTAAAAAATAGGCCGCTTTTTTATTTGAAAAAAAAGTGAAAAATAATTTGCATGTTACGTATTTATGCGTATGTTTGTATTGTCAATCAAGGCAAATAAAAAAACGTAAATGGGGGACGGCATATACCGAACATCTTTAGTTATGGCTCAATGCCCAATCCGTATTTCTTTGTCTACTTCAGTTGTATCTGTTAAAGGCAATAAAGAATTTGTTTCGTCTTCTTTTATTGCAACTTTTAGCAATGGTAGCCAGAAAGTGCTTAACCGCAAACAATGGCTTCCTATTGGCCTTCGCAAAGAAGCCGATAAAAGTGAAGTGCCTTTGTTTAAAGAAACTTGCAGTTTATTTTGGAAAGACTGGTCAATAGTTCCAGTATTTGGCTCATGGGAAAACAACTTCCCTGAGCCTATAATTTCTGTAGAACTGGCAAGTATGCTATCTCGTAATAGTTTATTAGGGTTATATTAAAAGATAATTTATTTTAAAAAATAAAAAATGAAACACGCAAGACCAGATTACAACCGTATTCAAGACCCCGAAAATAAAATACCACAGGACGAGCCGGTATTCTTATTACGAGGGCAAGACAAAACAGCACCACAAATTTTAAGGTTGTGGGCTGCGGCACAACGAAATAACCCAAAGGTTGACCCTAAAATAATTTATATCACTGAACAGCATGCTATTGCTATGGAGAATTGGCAAAAAGAACATGTGGAAAAGTGGGCAGACCTTTAAAACACTCTGATTTGCCTTGATAAACGTTTCAGGGTCTGCCACCTCGCTACCAACATAGCGGGGATTTGGTGGTACAAAACAAGACTAAAAATCATGAAATCACACACAGCAGAAAGTTACCCGATGCTTGCAGATACGGTTAGGGTAGTAAATGAAACGGATTTTAATTACAACAAGGTTGGTAAAATAACCAAGCATCAAAAACACAACGATGACGGCATACCGTTCTTTGTAACCTTTAATGACGGTTGGGAGGCTTGGTATGTGGGTTATGAACTTGAAGTGCTTAATCGTTAAAAAAACATAATCATGGATAGAGAAGGACAATTTGATAGCGAAAGCGAAATGAACAATTATCACGCACATTTAGAGTGTTTGGCGAAAGCAAAAGCATTATTCTTTCACCAACATTGGGGACAAGAAATATTTTTAATGAACGGGGGCATTCCCGACTTTGACCCAACATTCGAAGATTTTATTAACGGGGGTTATTTACTTCTTAGGACTGTTAATCAGTTGACGGATGAAGAAGCGAAGCATATACTTAATATTTTGGTTTTAGGTGATGGCAATTTATATAGTGGATTTACTGATTGTACTGTAATTAAAGCAGGGTATCACTTCGTTTTTATTAGGTCTAATGGTTCAATAGAAGTTCAGTTGAACCAACAGGTTATAAATGTAGGCTCTTTAAAACTAAAGGCCATAACCGACTATCTAAAAAATATCAGCATCCTTTTACCATTCACCACAATAGATGAAAACGGTAAGCCTATAACAAAATCAGTTGAAGAAATAATTGAATTAGGTTGGGCGAAAGTTATAGTAGCATGAAACTATCCGAAGATGAACTATTCGACCAACAAGAAAAAGAATTTGCCATGTTCAATAAATACAATGGGTGGCGAACTTGTAAAACTTGTGCTTATGCGATGCCGTTTTCGGATTCAATAGTTTGTGGAGTTTGGCATTCAACGTTTAGTTATGAAAGTTTTTGCGATAAATATAAAACCCAAGACGAACGAAACGAAGAACTGGAAGTGATTAAACAAAGGCATCTGGCCGACCCAAATAGTCTTTACAACCGATTAAAAAATAAAAAGAAATAAAATGTTAAAATCAGCAAGAGTTAGACAATACGCACACGGTAGCTTTGAAAGTGCTTTAAGTGCAATCCTAAGTGATGGACACGGGGAGACAACAGAAATAGAAACTGGAATTTATCTTGTACCACATCACAATTTTGGTAATGACATTGCCAATAAAAAGAATGATTATTTCACATTTGGAGATTATGAACTTTCCCCCTATGGTGTATGTGATACAATTGAACAATTTAAACAGAAGTACGCTTATTGGTTGGAAGCACCCAATCTAAACTTTTGCATATCGTTCTGTAAGGTTGTAAAATCAGAACAACCAGAATGGGATGGATGGAGATGGCACAAATGGGGTGAATATATAGGAGAATATGAAATTACTTGCGAATACCTGTTCGATGAACCAATTGTTGAAAGTGTGTACTGCTATCATGTTTATGAACTATTAGACTAACCCACAAAACAGATATGAACATAGAAACCGTAGATGAATTAGCCGAGCAAATATGTGATTGGGTTGGCTGTTATGGGTGTTGTAAAACAGCCGAAGAGGGTAAAGATTGTTGCAGTGAGCAAAGCATTTTTTGTTGCCGTGTAGGGGCTATGATGGTGTTACCAGACCGAATAAGAGATGCAGTTAAAAATGAAAATATGTTATATCCAAACGAATAATTATGAAAACAAAATCACCACATGATGCCCTTATTCAAATAGATGGGCAATTATATTTTGCAGACGGTAACTTTTCATCATTTGATTTAAAGTTTGTAAATGCTTCAAATATTGATTTAGTCGGATATTCGGGTTCTTTAAAAGAACTATTTATTAGGTTTAATGATAGGAAACGATACATTTATAAAGATGTAAATCACGATGTTTGGGATGATATGATTTCATCTGAAACAAAAAGCATTGGTTCATTTATGGTTCAACGGGTAAAAGGATGTTTCAGGTATGAAGAAATAGAATGGGGATTACACAAAGCATCATTGACAGATGTTTGTAAGCATTACCGAACCATGCAGTATAACCTTGATACCACATTAGGATGTTGGGCTACGGATGCCTCAACTATTGTAACAGCGTTAATAGGTAATGAGAAGTTCGAGGAGCTATTTTGGCAGCTGGAATATAGCCCGATACCTGATAATTGTCAACGAATTAAATAATGAAAAAAGCAGTTGAAAAATTAGCCGATTCGATAAATGAATCCGGCAATAAAATAACATGGGGTTTGCAACCCCTCCACATTGAATTAATTGAAAAATATGCCGAAAAATATGGAGGGTATAATTAC